AAACAGAAAACATGATAAAACTAACTAAAAGGAGTAAAGATGAAAAAGAAATTCATAACAATGAACATGTTAAGCGGTGCCGTAGAAATAGTAATAGCAAAAAGCCATTGGAAAGCAATGGACAAAGCTAAAGCATTCTTTGGTAGCAATAGCAAAGTAAAGGTTTGGGAAGATAGGTTATCTTCTCAATTAAGTTAATAATTAAACAATTAGAGAGATGTAAATCCTATGTTGCTAGGAACTACGCCGATAATGCTATAGGTATTCTCTCTAATAAACTAAATAAAGGAGAAATAATGGACATTAAAGAATTATTAGAAAGAAGAGCAAATTTAATCAAACAACAAGATTGTGGTGATTATACGGATTTTGCTGATAGAGAAGAGTTAGCACATATTGAAGGAGAAATA